CTATAGTCTTTAAGTGTTACCACTCTCTTCTGTTCTGAAAAAGACCTAAGAGCGTTTTGCCTAATTTCGTCCATTGTATCTCCACTTTTACCTCCTGTAGCCGGTTTTTCGTTATCGACTATAAAGACAGCTTCAACTACAGCTTCACCTGTCCGTGGATTACTTAGATAAAGCTTTCGAGGTTTAGTTAACGTGTGTGCACCTACATTTGATTCAATTCCTCCTCCTACAATGTACCTGTAATTCAACGTACAATTTACAGGAGCCAGACCATAACTGTTGCTGAACAGAAAATTTGAAGGATCGTAAGCTACATCGTACCTGTCAACTAAATCCTGTGTGTTAGGTTCCAGTGTTATTGGGTTTGGTAAAAAATCACTCTGGTCTTCATCAGATGCATACATTCCTGATCCAAACTGCACTACGAGTTTACCGTCTGTACCAAACCTCGTAACAAATCTTCTGGATACCTTTTCCAGTGTAAGGAGATATGGAGCTCCATCAATATTGGAAGAACTATTAGCTGTCTCTACAAACACAGTGTCTTGTCCTAAAAAAGGTACCTCTGTCCACTTTTTACGAGAATCATCAGCATCTACCATATCTACAATACCTACAATACGATCATCTGCAATCTCAAAAGTTTGATACTTTTTGTAGGTACCAAAAGAAACAGATCCGCTCTTAATTTGACCTGAAAAAGCTCTAACACTCTTTTTAAGTCCAAAGGAACTTGGATTTCCTTCATCATCAAAATCAAGAACAGTTACCTCTGTCGGATCTGTAGAACTAGACACTGCAAAATCAACAGAATCTCGTAAAAGAAAAGTAGGTGCATCTACAACATCTCCAGCTACCTCTGAATACTCAGCTACACGAACTGTAGAACTCCAATCAGGATCATAAACAACACTTCCATCCTCACTTTCTGTCCTAATAGCCCCTACAATCTGTGTAATGTCTAGATCAACCTCGGACACTGTAGTTACTCGAGGTCTATAACCTAGCATGTAAGCTATAGCGTAAAGGTTTGCAGGATTCTTAGCATACTGCAAAAATGTCTCCTGAACCTGAATATCCTGGTAAAACGATAGAATGTCTCCTACATAGGCAGCCATTTCTATAAACATCATACCTGGAGAAACAGGTGAAAAATCACTATATGTGTCTGGAAAGTAATTTTTAGCAAACTCTATAAGTCGTTCCTTGAGTGTACTAAAATCTTTACTTTGGTAATTTATATCTCTAACTACAGCCATCTCTATCCAAAATTAACCGATATTTCATCATCTACACCTGAGTATAAGATAGAATACTCTAAAGATAGTCTAACCGAATTATCGTAATTTTCCAAGTCTAATTTGTTGATCTTAATTTCAGGAAAATAAGAAGCTAAATCCAATCTCGTCTGCTCTAAAATTAACTGCTTACGATCTTCTGTATAGTTTTCGAAAAGTGAATTCAAAAGCTCATTGCCGAAGGTAGGATTCAGATACCTTTCTCCTCGAGCTGTCATAAAATAGTTCAACAAGTTACTTTTAATTTGATCTTTAGTTTCGTATGTAGATGTAAAAACCCGGTACCTATTAAAAGTAAATGGAGCAGAAGCATCAGGCTTTCCTACATGCTTTTCATCGATAACTTCAGATGAAAAAGGCAACCGAACTCCTAATGCTTTCCTACCTTCTTTAACTCTTGAATCTATTTTTCTAATGTTATACGGCATTTGGTTTTATCGTCATTGATTTCTTGAAAACTTCTCCTGCTCTTTTAGCAAAATCCGGCAAAGCATCAATTCCTTGAAAGTCTTCACTGTAACCTTCATCCGAGTTTTCTTCCAAGACAGGTTTTTCTGTCTGTACAACAGACGGACCACCTCCTAGAACATTCATGTAGTCATCCTGACTCATATTTTGAGCTGTATCTTCTAATAGTGTGGACAGGTCACCGTACCTTGAAAAATCTCTACTACCGTTTCGCACATTTCCTCTAGAAAGTGTTCGGTCAGGCTTGCTAGCTATTTCTACAGCCTCTACCAGTATGTCCCGAACCTCTTCTTGAAATGCTTTGTGTATTTCCTCTCGTATGAGTTTTCTTAATCTATCAACTTCCATAACTTTACATAAATAGCTTTAACCTAATATCTGCTCTAACCTATTCTCTGCATCCGTAACTAAAATATCTACATTTAGACTGAATGTTTTCGGTCCTTCCAGAACTACAATTCCATCACTATTCTTAACTGTAGCATAGTGTCTCACAGCTAATTTAGAGTACTGTAAATCATCCAAAACCTCCACCGTGTAAATTTCTCCCGTAGAAGCCAGGTAGTCAAAACTACGCTTCTGCTCTCCTTCACCGTTACCTGATTCTGTTCTTAAATCTTGAATATAATTTTGCAGCTTATCTTTTAACTCTACAGATAACGGTAATGTGTCTAACGTACTTGCTATCCTACCTACTAACTCTTCTATAGAATCAACCTTTAGTACTCCTGTTTTACCTTTTAAGTTAGCTAAATTAGTTGAATCTAACACAGGTACACTAATTGTATCAAAAAGTAAATCTGCAAAATCTCCGGATACAGATTCACTACCATATTTACTATTTACGCTTAATTCTCGCTCAACCTCATCTACACCCAATTTTTCCGTGTACCAATTACCTTGAACCTTACCCGTAACGCCCGATACTGCAGCTACAGCTTTTACATTTTCCGAACCTCTGACAGGGGCTGTTGACCAACCTTCTGGTATGTTTTTCGAATTAAGAGAACCACTATTCACAGCGTTACTCGAATCTGCAACTCTATACAGTGTAATTTTACAGTCTCCTGTGTTACCGACTATTTGTTTAATTTCGTCACCCGGTCTTGCTCCTGCTAACTTATTACTAAATTCGACAGTGTCTATTACAGTTTGTAGCTTTGAAGCTTCTTCTAAATTTTCAGGTCCTGTAAAAGCTGAACTGCACTCTCCAAAAGTTAAGAAAGTTGGTATAGATGCATTTATGTTTGAACTTCCTGCAGAACCTCCACCCGCTACCTTTCCTACTTTAGACAATAAGCTTTCACCTGTCTTACTGTCAAGTAACCCTGCGTTCTCAAGAACCTTCTTATCCTCTTCCTGTAAATCGGTAAATTCAGCACTAAGCTTCAAAGTAGCTATCCAAGCTTTGAGTTCTGAAATAGTTTGCTTAACTGAATCTAACTGAGCAGGTAATTGTACACAAACAGCTTCTAGAGCCTCACAAAGCTCTTCTACCTGTTTAATGAGTTCTAGAGTCATTTCTAGCAAATCAGAATAAAGAACCGTAACCGATACGACCAGGTACATCTGTGGAATAGGTAAAGCTTTCAGTACCTTTACAGTAACCTTCAAAGCTTTTACAGGTATCTTAAGTGTCTTAACCAACTTCTTAATAGTAGCTACCAGACTAGACACTCTAGACATCTGCTTTTCAATGCTTGAAATTTTAGAACTAGCTGAAGATAGTTTACTATTAAAACTACCCTTTTTTGCTTCCAGGCTTTGCTTAGAACTTTCAATTGACTGTTTCTCTTGTGCAAGATCTGCAGAAGTTTTATTTCCACTGGCAATTTCGGAGTTATAAGAAGCTATACTGGAGTTTACCTTATCTACAGAATCGTAATAACTATTCACTTCGCTCTGTAGAGTATCCTTAAGTTCAAAAAGAGTCTTTTGAGCAGAGGATAACACACTACCGACAGCTTTTCCTAACTGTCCGCTCATGGTTGTAGCTATTTTAGATTCCGGTATTCTTAAGTAGCCCATTATTCCGTAAATACTTTTTTAGATAAAAGCGTGTTAAGTGAACTCTGTAAAGCTATTAAAGGTGGATTGGCTGCTGTAGCTGCTCCTGCTAAAGCGGGAAGTGTCTGCGTAGTTACTGTAGACATTACCGTTATTAGGGTCTGTAAAATCTGACACAGATTGTTTAACCAGGTTGTCGTCGTTTTTCCTAGTAAGACAGGTTGCATCTCCTGAAAAGCTATCATACCTAGGTAAATCTTAGTTGCATCAAAAGCTACATACTCAGAACCGTCTAAAGAGACTACCTTAGCTGTTACACCAAACTCTTCTTTAGCTGAAAATTCAATATCGTTTTTCTTACTATTAACCCAGACCCTATCGGAATTAACCACAACCTGAGCTCCTTTATACGTAGAACTTGATTCAGGGCCTTTTTTATTTTTCCAAGCACTTCTCTTTGTTGCAGCAGGCACCAGTGGTACCTTATGTTCGGAAGTGATGTAGATAGATGATTTGTCTTTGTTTATGTCCTCCTTAACTGCATATTCTCCATCTACACCTTGCCCGTTTCTAACTATAATGTAGGGTTTTCCGTTTGTATCGTCCGAAGCTATGGGACTATTTTTTGTTTTAGTTCCACCAAACCTGATAGAATTTCCATACCTGCCCTCTAAAGCAATGTCTCCTGTTCCTAAAAACAGAGGCTTAATCTTAGGTTGTTCCTTAAAATCTTTACCCAAATCTACAGCACCTTTGTACTTGACTGTATCAGGATACGGATTAACATTAGGTACATTCCAGACAGGTACAATATCTTCCCAGTAAGCTTTTTGAATCTTTATATTAGAGCCTAAATCCTCCGAAAATTCAGCTGCTGTTCTTAGAACTACTGTAACTATTTCATTCTTAACAGGTATCCTCCTAAAATAAGGATTGCCACAGTATGCAAAACCCATATTAGGGTTTTTTACAGGATCGTCGTTTTCGTCAATGTAAAGACTTTGGTATAGAATACCGTACAGAGCTTGTGAACAACCCCTCTGCTTCCACTCTGCATGAGAACTATCAAGAACTACATCTATAACACGAACATATTCAACAGATCCTCCATTATCTCCACCCGAAGATGGAGCAGATCCTTTACTAGAACCGTACCTACCACCTGTGAATATAGACATTATAGCTTCTCTTTTACATTTTCTACTTCTTCAGATACTTT